CATTCATTGGAATCAATATTCCGGATTGAGTGTAGATGCCGGGACCAATAGATTCTACTATTGCTCTCTTAACATCTTCTGATTTTACGCTGTCTGGAATAATAATTCCACCTGCAGTTGTGCTTTGTTCTGCTTCTAATTCTGTTAGAAGAACTCTATCTCCTAACGGTTTTGCTAATCTTTCTGCCATAGTTTATGTTTTTTTGTTGTTTAAAATTTAGCGATATGTGAAAACGTACTTTGTAACCAATCATTGATATCTTTGAAACCATCTAATACTCTATTTTTTAATCCGTATTTTAGAAAAGTTTGCTTATCAAACTTTGTTGTTGGTTCATTAAATCTATCCATAATCTTCATTCTAAGGTTTCCACTAAAAGTTGGTTCCGATAACTGCATCAAGTTACGATTTCTTTCGCAAAGTGCCAAATTATTTTCGAATAATTCGTGAGCTTTTATTTTTTTACTCAATGAATTTACATATTCAATCATAGTTTCGGTTGTATGTGTAGTTTCTTCTGCTAATATAGGAAATCCTTTAATAATGGATTTAATACCCAATCCAGCAATACCTTCTACGTTATCTGATTTATCTCCATCAATCATTCTAAAATTAATAAAGTTATGTGGATGAATACCAAATTCTTCTTTCACTTCATTAATATTGTAAACTTTCTTTTTAGACGGTGAATATACACTTACATCTTTATTTACTAATTGTAAGAAGTCCTTATCGGTACTCATTATTATAACCTTCTCATTTTCTTTCTTCAATTGAGTAGCAATATAACCCATAACATCATCTGCTTCAATTCCATCATAAATCATAATGGTAACAGGCAATGCTGATAGTAGTTCACCTAATCCAAGCATTTGCCGTTTCATAGATGCACTTTCTTCTTCAGGATTCATTTCAACGGTGGCAGCACGATTCAATCTCATTTTGATTTTGTTCTTGCCCCTTTCGGATTTGTAACCTGAATATATATCTTTTCTGCTTTGAGAACCCCCTTTACCATCGAATACTACGACTACTCTTGTAGGGTTTAATGTACGGATGGCGTAGCCGATACTTTTTAAAGTACCGACTATTCCTCCAATATGATCACCATTATCGTTTAGATTTGGTGCGGTTGACCAGGAACGAATGAAGGTATTAAGACCATCTATAACTAATATTTTAGAGTTTCTTTGTAAATCTCCAAATGCATTATGTTCCTCATCTATTTGTTTTAGTATATCTAAATACTTCTTATTAATCTGACTCATGTGTAACGTCCGTTGATATTTCAACTTCATCCGCTGATGAACTTCTGTATTGTAAAATTGTTGCTTCGCAAATTCTGCGATAAATCTGGTCTTTTAAATCTTCGTTTTTTAGTATTTCTGCAAAATCCTTAGATTGAAATTTGATAACTTCGCCGGTATCAATATCAGTATATTCATACCATGCACCTGCTTGCTTTACCAATTTGTTATCTTTCATAACTAAAAGCCAACTATTAAAATTATCAATTCCCCTATCAAATAAGATATTGAAATCGGCGTGTCTTAATGGTGGTCCAAGTCTGTTTTTAACAACCTGTGCTCTAACTTTGATACCAACTATTCTATCTCCAACTTTAAGTTGTCCCATAGATTTTAAACGAAGTCTAACGGATGAATGGAATGCTAATGCTTTGCCACCACTTGTCGTCCAAGGGTCACTAAATGCCATTGCGTTCATCTTCTGTCTTAACTGATTAGTAAATACCAAACAAATACTCTGACGACCAATCATATTGGTAATCTTTCTCATTGCTTTGGAAATAATAATAGCTTTATCCGTTGCGTAACCATCTTTATCGTAATCGGCTTCTAATTCTTTCTTTGTGGATGCAGCCGCTACTGAATCAACCACAATTGTGACCAATCTATCTTTATCACCATTTCTGACTTTTTCGATAATTGTTTCACATGCTTCGAATATTCCTTCAACCGTATCTACTGAAACGTATAGAAGTTTTGATATATCTACTCCGATTGCTTCAAAAAACTCCCTATTAACGGCAGTTTCCGTATCAATCAAAACAGCAACACCACCCTTCTTTTGGGTTTCTGCTAACAGATGGGCAGAGAGCAGAGATTTTCCACTCTGCTCTAACCCCGTTATTTCTGCTATACGGCCAACAGGCAAGCCTCCATAAGGTCTATTTGAAATTGCCACATCTAATAAGGCGTTACCCGTAGATAACCAGTCCTTTACATTAGTTGGAGCATTGCCACTATCATCATTTAGAAAGTATGCAATTTTACCGTCTTTTGCTTGTTTGTTTAGAGAGTCAGCAAGTAAACTTGCTAAATCTTCTTCTCTTTTGGCCATAATTGTAACTGTTTATTAATTATTAAATAAATCATCAAATGCTGATGCTACATCATCCTTTACTTTAGGAGCAGCTGGTGTTTCCCAAGGGAGGTCACCAACTTCTTCATCAGGATTTGATTTTGCTTTAGGTGTAGGTGTTGCTACAACTTTTGTTTTAGGTGCTTCCAATTCTTCAACAACTTCATCATCATTTGATACAGCTGATGGGTTTAACCAATTTTCTAATACTGATTTCAACTCAGCGTATGAAAGTTCTGAATACAACTCTGTAATATTCTTTTGATTCTCTAATAGAGATTGAACGATTGCAGGGTCATCAGAAAGTTTGGTTTGTGTTGGTTTAATTCTGATTGCGGTTGTTGGATATGCTGCGTTTGATTCTTCAGCTGATGTTACATCCAATACGATATCTCTACCTATGTGTGGGTCTGTAATATCTCCGTAATCAGGATCAGCGATATATCCTAAAATATCCTGATAAACTGTCTTGCCGAATCCCCAAAATTTTACTCCTTCGTTTTCTTTACCTCTTACAATAATTGGTACGAAAGTTCTCAACTTTGGTTCCATCTTCTTACCTGCTTTCCAATCATCAGTATCTCCTGTTCGTTTAAGTTTTTCTGCAAACTCAACAATCGGGTCAGGTCTACCAAAAGACATTGGACTCAAATAAGTTTTGTTGTTAATGTTGTAATGAAAGTAAAGTTCGATAAAAGGAATGTCTTTGTTGAACTTGTACGGTACGATACGGATTAAAGATTTTCCGTTTGCTGGCTTCCAAATTGAGTCAGACTTTTTTGTGTTGCTTTGAAGAGAATTGAATCTCTTAAGGGCCAATGAAATGTCCATTTTTGTTTTGTTTTTAAGGTTTAAAATTGTTTTTAAAGTTGAGGTTTATACTGATATATTCCTATATCTAAATATAACTTTTTCATCTTTTATTACTATAAATATACGACTATTTTTTGATATTACCAAATTTATTTTTGGAGGTTTTCAACCTTACGATTTAGGTAAAAAACAGCCTTTTTTAGGTCTTCCAGTTCGGTTTGAGGGTCTTTTTTACCTGCTCTTGCAACATATTTTACTACGTTAAATAGGTATGCATCTTTGTCCAATCCCCATGCTTCACATACTTTAATTACTTCGTATGGGCTATCCTTTCCACCATAGTGTTCCGGATTGTTAACCATTTCTTTACTTTGTACCTTTGTTTCATTAATTGCTGCCATAAATGTTTGTTTTTATTGTTATTAATTTTTCCAAAATTCGTACCATTTCTTTTTTACTTTTGTACTAAAAGCAAATGGTGAGGTGTTATCATGCATCCGTATAGCTCCACCATATCTAGCCGTAATCATATTTATAAACGTTTGATGTAATTCCATTGGAATATTTTCAAAATTTGCTTCTATTTTTATATCTAATTCAACGGGTAGCTTTCTTCCATCTTTGAATATAACTAATCTATCATATGTATTAATTATTTTTGATGTTTCTATTGTAAAATTCAATCCATCTCCTAAAAAGATTTCGGATTTTTTTCCTTTATTCATAACTTATCTTTTAATTTAACTGCTAATGCGCATGCTTCATATTCTTCAAAATCAATTAGTGTTTGTAGGTTTTCTTCTATGAGGTCTTTAAATTCTCTGCTATCTATGGAAAGTGTAATAACTAATACTTCTTTCATTATTAGTTGTGCAAAATCAACTTTTTTAATTTTTGATTTTATGCCGTAATCTATGGCATTTATTATTGCTTTTGATATCTCACGTTGATAATTTTTGAATATATCTTCGGGTTTATTTGTATAAAGCCTTATTGGTTCAAACTTTTTTCTTCTTCCCATATTTCAAATATAGGAAAAATATTTTACTTCTCCAAATTTTCTACATTAAAAGTTTTAAAAACTTTTGTTGGGATTTTTTTGTAGCCTGAATTGGCTGTTGTTAAGATACAATTTCTGAATTCTTCCCAATCAATCATATAGTGATTATCAAGTTGTCCACCTGTTTTGGATTTAACTACTTCGTTAAGTGCGTTAATGGTGTATATTGTGTTAGATTGTTTCTTTCTATGTACAAGAATTGTTTTCCATTGAGATTGTATTGCTGCTGAACCTTTCTCCACATTGAACGTAATGAATGCTTCTTCTGGTCTTACTTTGCTTTCTAAGATAAAGACATTGGAATTTGTTAGAATATAATTCGTTAATATAAAATCAATTGAACTATCCAATTCTTCTTTAATCGTAAAAAGGCAAAGTAGTTGTGTATTCATTATTATCTTTTAGTTTTTGATTTAAAACAAGCTTGCATTTGTGGGCTATACTGCATCGTTGTATTAGTTTTGCCTGTCTTACCTGTTTTTGCTCTATATGTTCTATAACCAATATCTAGTTTAGTTCCGTTTTTCTTATTTAATGCATAGGTAAATATTTTCATACCAGTTACATTTCTTGCATTTTGTAGTTGTTTCAAAGTTGGTTTGGTTATTCCTTTACGTGCTAATTGTTCTCTTGCATCTTTTTCGGAATATTCATAAGTAAATTCTTTTGTTTCTTGTACTGAAAAGTTTTTAACAAAATCCATTGTATTGGTTGCTCCCATACATTCTCTCATTACTTGTCCATTTACAACCGTTCCACCCATATTAACACTAAAACAAGAATATACAATACTTTCTGGATCACCAGGTTCATATTTTTTAGGAGGTGCATCCATCATTTTTAAATGAAATGATTTAATAACATCTTGTGATTGTAAATATGTTCCCAATCCAACTTCAACACCATCAATTTTAATTGTTGTTTTATCCAAATTTCTAAATAAATCATGATGCGATTCAACTACTTTTTTCCTCTGTACACCTATAATATTATTAACATCAATTCCATCAGGAGGTGTTATACCTTTATTGATAAATTCATCGTTTAATATTTTAGAAATTTTATTTATAATTTTTTGTTGATCTGCATTTCCACCGTTATCTGCGCAAATACGATTTACTGCTATTAATAAATCTTTTGGACTTGGATTTTGTTTATTTGCGTTATTTGGCAAATATGGTATTAATTCAGGTCTAATAATTGTTTTTTTAGTTTTTCTATCTACCGTTCTTGTTGCTTTTTCAAAGTTTTGAAGAATTGTTTTATCTTTTGTTCCTTTTTTACCATTTAATGCATCTAATTGGTCATCAAACTTAGTCCCGTTTTTACCTGATAATGCAATTAAATTTGATGCAATATTTTGCGTGCTATTTGTATAAGTATCTTCAATAGTATTCACATTTTTTGCATGCTGTGCTAATAATCCTATTGCGATTTTAGTTTCTTTTTCTTTAATTACTCCTGATTCTTGTAATAATTTAATTTGTTTAAATTTATCATTTATTTCATTTATAAGAGTTGAATTATCTTGAATATCTGCGGTTGATGTTTTATCTGAAAAGAAATTAATTAATACATTTCCGTTTTCATCGGTTGTAAATATACTAGTATCGGATGGATTAGCTCCACCACCACCTGCAGCCACAAATGCAATTGCATCTTCTTTTCTTATTTCATCTCCAGCTGGTGTGTATATTTTTTTAGCTTTTCTTAGAACATCTATTTGTGCCGTTTTTGAATCTTCTGCACCATAAAAGCTATTCATTTTAGTATTTTTACCAAGTATTCCTTTTTCCTGTAAAGAACTTGTATTTGCTTTTATACCATCATATTTACTTCTACCTGCTCTTGCACATACTAATGCCTTAGATGCACATGCATTATTTTTTAAATCCTTTGGTAAACTACTATTAACTTCCGCAGTTAAAGATTGTTCTTTTCCAATTGGTGTTCCGCAATATTGTTTTACCAATACTCTAGTTAATTCTTCTTCATTTAAATCAGGATATTTTTCTAATATTTTTGCAGCTTCACATGATAGGATTTCGTTAAATGCCGAACCTGCACCACCTGGGGCCGGTTTTTTACCAGTTGCTTTTTGATATCCATTATAACCATACTTCAACATGTCGTTTTTAACCTGATTATCTCCCTCACTATTATCACCCATTATAACACCTTTCTTATTTTTGTAAATATCAGATACAACTGTATTTACTTTTTCAATATCAACTGTTTTTGGTTGTTCTGGTGGTTCTGGTTGTTTTTCTTTTTCCGCACTACTCAATCCAATATCTGATTTAGGTATGGGTTGTTTTTTTCCACTTGCTTTTGCTGCATCATTTTTCTTCTTTTGGTCTGCAGATATATGCGTTCCTTTTTTTATAGCAGCATCTAAAGCTTTTTTAGTTTGAAAATATACCTTTTTTTCACCTTCTTTACTAAACCCAACATAATCTGTACCAACTTTTGCTGCTTCGGTTATATAACTAAAATATACTCTTACCTTCTGTGCCGCTTCATTCGCATCAGATACCTTATGCTCTCTTAGTAGTTCCGCTAATTTTGTAACTTGTTCCTCTTTATTTAAATCTATAATACCATGTTCTACACGATATTCTAATTCTTTAAGGATTTCTTCAAAATTAATATTCATTTTTTATTTTTTATCTTTCAGCTGCTTAACTATTTGCTTTACTATAAGTGTCAAATGCTTTTTGATTTGGAAAATCAATTTCTTTAAGCGGAATTAAATCAACTAGTCTCATTTTTTATTTATTTTTTATTTTAATTACCAACTACCACCTGCGCCTGCCCCACCAAATGAACCTCCGCCAAATCCACCAAAGCTACTTCCGCCGCTTGAACTTCCGCCACCAAAACCACCGAAGCTACTTCCACCTATACTATAATCATCATCATCGTCCCAGCTACTTCTTCTCTTATTAAGAGCATCACGTTTTTGTTTTTCTCGTTTCTTTCTTTCTTCCTCTTCTTCCTCGTCTTTTTTCTTTGCTAATTCAGGGTTATCTTTTCTCCATTGTTGATACTCCTTTTCTTTTTCAGCTTGCTTTGCATCCCATTCTTTTTTTCTGATTGCTGCGGCTTTTTTCTGTTTCTTTTCTTTATCTATTTTCTTTTGAGCTTCTTCACCATTCGGGTCAGTGTCAATTAAAGATTGTATCTTTGCGGCAAGTTGTGGGTATTTATCAGGTGTTTCCAATGCTTTACCAACTGACATATACGAACCACGTTTATCGTTCCATATCTTAAGCTTATTTATTGGGTTCTTTGGGTCTAATTTTGGCATTTGAACAGGTTCTTCTTTTTTACCAAACAATTTAGCTCCTAACTTTTGTAGAAACCCTGGCTTCTTTGATGCATCTGCTACTGTTGTTTCTTTACCGGCTATTGTTACCTTTGTATCTGGCTTTAATTTGTGATTTTTTTTGTAAGCATCAAATGAAGCCTGATGTGTAAACTCCAACTCTTGTAATCGGTTTTTAATAAATGCTATTTCCTGCTCCTTTGTTAGTTTGGTGCCGGCCAGTTCATTTATTCTTTTAACTTCTTGTAGTAATGTTTTTTTCATTTTAATTTTTTTACCATCTATAATCGCCGTATTGATCCGGTTTTTGTCCTATTAGAGATTTAAGTTTATTTATTCTTTGTTGCTTTTTATCATATTTTTCGGCATCCTTTTCTAATTCATCTTGATATGCATCAAGTGCACCTTTATTATATTTACCAGCTATATCTGCATCACTTTTTAATACTTTTCCAGATGGTGATAATACAACTTCAAAATCACTATTTGATGCGTATATATTCCCTGTAACCTTATCAACTCCGATAGCATCAACTTTTTTATTTTCATAATCAGAAAAATGGTCAGCTGCTACTTTATCTTCTTTTTCATTAGGTCTCCTTGCTCCAAACTTAAATCCTTTTGAACCTACAAAATCTTTTATCTTTCCCATAATACCACCACCATCATCAGATTTATTACCAAATACTTGTCCACCTTTATTATTACCAAATACTGAACTTCCTTTAATTGTTGAGTCCTGTGATTGTTTGACCGCTTGAGATACACTCATTTTTTTACCTGCTACGGTTACCTCAGTATCACCACGTAAGTCGTGTTGTTTTTGATAAGAGTCAAATGCTTTTTGACTACCAAAATCCAATTCGTTAAGTTGTTGAATTCTTTCTTTAATCAAAACAATCTCTTGCTCCTTTGTTAATTGAGTACCAGCAATCTTATTCATTGCTTTAATTTCTTGTAATAGAGTTTTTTTCATTTTTATTATTTAACATTGCATAATTATTGGACATAGTCCAAAGATAATTATATATATGATATAAATATAAAGTTTTAAAGGATAACCTTCAAATTATCGTAATTAGTTCCCGAATACGCTCGGACGGGAAATCCACCCCTTTCCATAATCTCTGGAACCGCTTTCAAAATCACATCACGTTCGGAATTATGTACATCTAATAGAAACGCATCGTATGTATAAAGTATCATTTTTGACATTTTCCCATCCAAATATCCCAACACCTCGCCAATCTTCATATAGTTCACTTCAGTTTCCAAAGCCTGAAGCAGATAGTTAAACACCTTTTGTTCAGTTGCCCCTTCAATTTTTGAGAAGTGTATTTCCCTGCCATAAAGGGGAGTCGTTAAACGGCCGGTGATTACGAATTTTTGATACAACTCTCTAATATAGGTTTCGACCTTTTGAAAAAATGGAATACTCCGAGCCGCCTCATCTAATCCCCCATAAAGATATGTAAACGTTATCCTCTTCGCCGTTTCGTAATCCGTTCCGTATAACTCCGCAAGATGTTGGTGAGCCGTTACCCCCTTCGGAAATTCGTACTTTACCAACTTTGCAATCAAACGGATATGATATGATTCATAATCGAATTGTAGCAGAGTGCCATTCGGATAGCGTGATACGAAACACTCCCTGCTACCATCGGTTTTGTTGAGAGCAGAGTAATTGATGTTTAGGTGGCGATTGGATGGGCGACCAGTTGTTGTATATGGATTATATTGTGTGTAAACGATATCTCCTCTACGGATGAATTGCTCTTGGAAGCCGAAACTATCTATAAATTTTTGTTTATCGACTTTTACCCCAGCCCCTTCCAGCCTTCCCAATGTTCTGATTGAATCTGAATATTTTTTATATGATGCTACATCAGTCGAAAGGGTTGGTATAGTTTTTAATAATTCATACCATTTCATTAGAGGAACGCAATCGTTTAGTTCTTTAAAGTCGGTTCTATACCCCTTATAAAGCGATTCTACGAACTCTATCATTACAAATGAGTTTCCGTATTGTTCAAAGTAAACCCACCCATAATCCAGTCCTATTGTGTTTAAATAGCGATTATCAAATACCAATGTATTTTCAGTAACCAATTCTAAACAATCTTTAGAATCTAATTTCTTTGCATCTATATGATTACAATTTATAATACCATCCGAATCTGCTGTCCTATAATAAAAAAATGAAATACGAGTCTGATATGGATGTGCTCTATGTGAACTCCATATTGGTATCAGTAATTTGATATCCGGTTTGGATTTTATAAATGCCTGTAATGATTGTTTTGTTTCTATTAAGTTCATAGAGAACAAATATACGAAAAATATTTCTATTTACAAAATCATTTATGAAATTGTAATAGGTTTGGAAGATATAATCCTATGTTTTTTAATTTTGCAGATGCTCTACCTATTGCTGCTTTATTTGAACTACGAACTCCCCTATCTTCAATTTCGCCATTATCTTTATAAGTTGGTTCTATTGGTCCTGCAATTCTCCATTTTATATTTTCAGTTGCCCAAAATGCGTTTTCTATATACTCACCATATACATCAGATGATACTTCATATATGTGTCCGTTTGAATCATTTACTTTTTTAATAAAAAATCTTCTAATATATCCCAATATGTAATCCTCTTGAGTTAGAATAGGTACAATTGTGATTGGTAATTGTAAATTAAATAACTCCCCTTCTTTTAATAAATCTTTATACATAATTATTTTTTAGGTGTTATTCTATGACTTGCTTCAATTGTAGTTTTCCAGCCTTCGGATGAAATACTATGCTTTGTATTTGTTATTTGAAATACACCTACTTGATTGTATATTTCAGGAATACCATCTACTCTAAAATATTGACCCGGTGTAAATCCACTAAATCCATCTACCGTTATTGTAACATCAATTGGTGATAGAGTTGGTTTTTTAAATTTATCTTCTGCTTGCTTTTCTAATATATTTTTTGCAACAACAGGTTCATCTTTAAATATCAATGATGTTAAATCCTTTGCGCTTTTTGTTAATAAAAAGTTTATAGATTTTTGAGATATTACGGCAGTTATATCATCTGCTTCCGTTGTTGCTGTTTCTGATTTTTTTATTTCGGTTTCGGGTTTTTCTACTTTAGATTTTTTTGCTGAATCCCAATTTGCTTGAATTCTCTTTAATTCAACATTATTTATAGAATACCAACCATCAGCATTACCCATTGTTGAATTATCAATTGCTTTATATGCATTAGGTGGTAATGGTATAGTTTCGGTAGAACCAGATGGATTGGCCAATTTTGCTTCTGCTAATAATTTACCACTATTAAAAATTTGTCTACCTGCTACTAAATTACTCATTTCAAAATTAAAACTAAATTCTAAAACATTTGAATTTATAGTGGTTGGTTTAAATCTATATATTTCAGAATCTTGCGCAAGAGCTGCATCTGTTGGTGCACCTTTGGCATCTATAACTGTTGTTCTTCCATTATTTTCAACCAGGCCAAACACCAATGTCCATAAACCATATGAATTTTGATTACATATTGTCAGTATTTTTTCTAAAAAATCTATTCTTGTCATACTCGAGTTCCAAGCTTTTACAACAGTTTCATAGTTTATAAAAATATTTAATGCATTTCCTGTTCTATCATTGCCAGTTGTTGTTATTGATTGTTTATTTGGTGAATTTGGTATTTGATACTTTATTGATGTATGAAAGTCATATCCATTTATCAAACCACTAATCCGTTTATCACTTGCTATTCCAATTTCATTTTTATCTTTTCCAACAGCTATAAATTTTGGTAATTCGTGTGTTGGAAATATAATTTCTGGGTTTGATGATATTATGTTTACGTTTGATGTCACAGGTATTGCTTTATATTCTTTACCAGATGCATCGGGATATGTTTGCAAACTTAATTTAAAAAAATCAACATCAATATTACCGCCGGTTTCTGGTACTGCATAATTCATTAAAATTTCTAATATAAATCTTAAAGAAACATATGCTTTATCGGATGCTACTGTGTCTTTTTGTTGTTTATTTATTTTTAAAAAATTAAAAAATTCATTCTCCCATTTACCACCCTTTTCAGAATGGGGTTTGTTTAATAGTTTTTTAAACACTACACCATCCCCCAAATTTAAATCTGCTATAAGTAATTCTAAAATTTGTGCATATGATGTGAATTCTTTATCGGCTGCCGGGGTGGTGATTACTGTGTTGGTGGATTGTTTTGGATTATGTGGGATAGCCATACTAACTTGATTTCCCTGTGATACTTCAAATGAAACATCGTATGTACCATCAGCTGCAATTGAAAAAGAATAATCTAAAACTTTTCCAGCAACCAAATCATAACTACCTAAAGATTGTTCTACCCTTTCTAAATACTGTGCAATAGCATCTGTATCGGATCTATAATATTGTGAAAAGTCTTCACACCATTTATTATAATCTCCTTTTTTTGGAACCAACGCATCTTCAATTTTTGTAAAAGGAGTTATTTTTATTTTTTCACCATTTCTTAAAGTATTAAATTCATTTTTAGATGTAACAGACTCACTTGCTTTTGATTTTTTAAAAGGAAATAGTGCATTTTTTAATAAAGTAGAATCGCCAAATTCAACCAATACATTCATACCAGGTTTGAGAAAAAACAATTCAAACATTTCAAGTTGTTTTAATGTAAAACACCTTACAGAAACTTTAGCTGTTTTTAATGTATTATTTGCACCATCAGTATCTATTTCAATTGATTCAACAATTGGAGTTGAAACTTTTCTACCAGTTTCATCACCTACTTTAATTGGTTTTCCTGTAAAATCAATTCCCACAATTGTTTCTTGTGTAGAATAGCTTAATTCAGTATTATTTATATTATTAGAAATTATACAGCCTTTATATGAAGGATCTTCAGGAGTTTTAATTTTGGCAAGAAGTTCCGTTCTTCTGGTTTCTACATCAGAGCTGGCCTTGCCTTTTACAACTAATGCACCGGAAGTTAAAATTACCCACGGGCTTTTGAATGTTGCCATTTCTGGGTAATCTTCTCGTTGCTTCATTATATCTATTACCCAAGGTGCTAGCGGTGCTAAATATGGAAATCCCATAACTTATTTATTTATTTTATATAAATCATTTAAAATTGTAGATGTATTGGATGGTATTCGAATCTGTAATCCAGGTTCTACAAAAAAGTTTGCATCATTTAAATTATTTGCAACTGATATTATCCACCATAAAGATGTATCATTATAGTATTTGTGTGCCAATAAATCTAATCTATCACCTGCTTCGGATATGATATATAAATCATTATCTGATGGTTTTATTTTAGGGTATATTGTAGATTCTAAATAAGATTTTTTAGTATCGGAATCTTTTATTTGATTTGTATATATGTATCGTGTTGACATTTTATCCTATTTCTAATGGTTTTTCTTTTATATTTATGGAATCCAATGGTGTTGTTGTATGATTAAATATATACTTATTACCTTCTACTTTAGGATTATTAATTACCTTCATACCAATACTAACATTTATAACTGTCGGATATGGTTTTACTTCACTACCATTTATATAATCATCGGATGTAGTTGACCACGGTGCGGTATCTTCGATTGATATACTCAGAGTTTCAATAAAACCAAATAGATTATC